GCGGCGTCTTGGCAACTTTGATGCGCACTGTCGGCGCCTCGGGAGCGGTAATGCCTGCCGGCCGAGATCATACGTTAACAACGGATCTCTCTCGTAGTAACTTATGACTCAGTCGTAATCGATCCTGAAACTTTCTATTCGGCAATCGTCCAACACCACCAACTCGTCCGAAACAACAGTATCACGGAAGATTTCTAGCGTGTCATACAAATCAATGTCATACACGTCAGTTAACCACTGCGATAAGGTGTCGTCGTCGACCAAGTTGGGCGCATTCTTTGTAATGCGTTTGATGTCTTCAATGTCCCATCCGTTCTGGCGAACGTTCCAGCCGAGTGAACTAACGTCCAGCTCAAGGCCTTCATCGCCACACTTCGCCATCTCAAGCTCGTAACGCTCGAGGAACATGTCTCTGAAGTGGTGCACACTTTTACAGCCGAAAGCGTAAGATAACGACTTTGCGGCCATAGCAGCGGCATCAGAAAGCTGTTCGTTTTGACAGGCTCTGGTGTTGAATCGGACAAGCATCTTGCCGATGAGGGGGAGCATGAATGGCTCCTCAACCTCAGTAAAAAATCTCCTGGAAAGAAACGTGGCATGGCCATCCAGGGTGGGGTTCTTTGCTTTGAGAACCATCTTGAAATCAGCGACAGTCTTGACCCATTCCGTTAAGTTCAACCGCTTGTTGAGGGCGGCTAGTAGGTCGTCACCAAGCACCAATGCCTTCCCGCGCCTGTTTTGTAACTGACAGGTGACCACAAACATGGTAATGTTGTAAGTCGAGTTGCGGAAGGTCGTGTTGGTGGTGCCGGTGGCTAGCTGATACATGAGGTGAACTTTGATACCGAAATCTCGGTTCGTCAAGCTGTATACCTCGAGGTCGAGCATGAGCTGCCTGAACCAGGTGGGGAAACCGAGTACACGGAACCACCGATCAGTGATCTCGGTGGCTACGCGCTTGCGTTGCTCTCGGTCGTTGCGGCTGAAGTCGCCCTCAACGATTTCCCTGAAACGTTTGTCCTTGATGAAACTCGCCAATTCCTTGTCGTCCTTCTTGTAACCCAGAAGTATTTCGACAACGCCACCCACCTTGAGACGCTCACCGTCTTGCTCATGATCGAGCAAAGCGCAGAGACGTTCCATGGCGACCATCATAGCTGGTCCGGTGACGGCGTTAAACACGTCGGTGCCGGCGTAGATGATACGGCCAGCCGCGGTTTTGTCAAACCGCTTACCAACGAGTGTTTCGATCTTAACAGATCCGTTCTTTTTCCTTAGTTCGGAGAGAGTCATTCGATCGCATGATTCCCATGCAGTTTCCATCCTTTGTCTCTTGCTCATATCGAACTTGCGTAACCAGCGCTCACGGTCGATTTCGTTTTCATCCCAAGTGTCGAAAAGGGCAGGCAACGCGTCGATGACTTTTGCGGCGTGGGCACACATTTCATCGGACAAATCGTCGCTCGCTCCACTCTGGATGAAGTTTGATCGTTTATTGACGGCAGCTAGGTATGAAACCGCATCGTTACTGGTCACGATGGGCACACAAGCCGAGTGGACAGGACCCGTCTGATTGACAGGGTCTCGCAGGGACTCTAGGTCGGGAACATCGCGCTCGACGTGTTCAAC